TCCTCATCCTCATCCTCATCATCATCTTCATCTTCATTGTCTGTCTCTTCTAATACTTGACATTCGGATGTAGAAGCACCTACAGGTTCTGATGCATTCATATTACCATTGATCATAAATTCTGCAGCTATATTTTGTGAAGGATAGAACATAGGCGCATTCATATTTATATTCATACGGTCGTACAAATTAACCACATTGCTTTTGATGGTATTTGTTTCTTTTATAAACATTTGTAGAAGTTCGAATAATGATTCATTTTTCTGTTCTAAATTTGTTAAACGCTGTTTAAAGTGGTATACAAGCAAAAGAATTAAAACAAAGGTTATTCCTAAACTCAAGAAAAAAAAAGTCTCTAAAAAATTAAACGATGACATATCTTTATTATATAATACACAAAATAAAGATATATTACAAACGAACGAAAAATAAAATGTGTATTGTAATTATATAATATTTAAATTCATATGTCGGAATCTAAATCAAGTGGTGAGAACACACTGGACATGACCTTTTTTAAAAGTTTCGTCACTATTTTCTTACTAATTCTTATTATTTTAGCCATTTTAGGTATAAGTACTTATACAATATTCGGTAATATTTTCTCTGCAATTTTATCAGGTATTCTATCTATAATCTATAAAGTTTTGGCTTTTTTTGGTTTTACTCTCGGATACACGGTCAATACTACGACAGATATTATTGTAGATACGACAAAATTTGGTGCTGATATTACTGGAGGCGCGGTTCATGATGTCGGAAATCTTATTTTGAAAGCAAGTGGTGACCCAAAACAATATTCACCGAATCCTGCCGCAGCTCAAGTTAATTCACAAAATTTATACAATGCCATCAATAATCCTGTAAAAAGTTCTTTTATTAATATGGTTAACGAATTCCCCGCATCGTCGTCACTGAATATGGCAAAAAATTAATATAAACCTATTATTTTATGTATAGTAGACAATAATGGACGGAAAATATCATGTAGAAATCGATTTTGATGCAGCTTCAATTGAATGGAGACGCAATAAAAAACAACAAGCAAATGGTATATTTACCTATATTTGCGGAATGACCACAAAAAATGGTTGCCCGTGTCAGCGTCCCGAATCACATCGGCGTTTTCATAAGAAAACTAAGTCGGAATAAAAATATAAACAAGGGTATAAATAACTTATTTGTAAAATTATTTATAGAATTACACATTACACCTTATATAATGAGTAAAAATTTAAATGTTATTTTATTAGAGAATGAAAAATATTTTATTTATTACACTGACACTTGTGATGAGGAAAAAATTTTTATAGAATGTGTATTAATGTTTACCTTTGTTAAAATAAATAAACCTATTGAAATAATCGAGACCAGTTGGAGTATAGACAGTTTTGATGTGGATAAAACGGTTAAAATATATATGGCAAAATATGGTATTAATAATGTTCGTGGTGGTAGTTATCAAAATGAAAAATTAACTAATATTCAAGAAACAGTATTGAGACAAGAAATAGAGTATGTAAATGCGCCTGGTCATATAAATATGATTCCTAGTTTAAAATTAGAAGAAAAATTGCGTTATTTTGTGTATAATGAACTGGTTTATGTATTAGTTAAAAATAATAATGATAGGTTTCAACATTTACACCTTAACATAAAAGACTTACACGAACAACATATAAATACTCATGAAAAACTCGGAAAAATATTATGGGCTCGAGAACAAAATCATGAAAATCCAGAAAAACATACTAATTATATGTTGGATAAAACTTTGATTGAAAAAATCCAATATTTACAGAAATACATTGTTGAAAAAAAATTTGTGAACGAAACACAAAATGGACCGAATCGTGAAATAATACAATTATTCAAAGAATTGATAACCTGTTTCAAGCATTTTAACCGAATTTTTCAAGAAAATGATTTCAATTTGAGTGATTTCACACAGGAAGATATAAACCCTGTATTTATTTCACATCCTGAATTTATTTTTTCCCCATATGTATATTTATCCAGATATAATCAATCGATGTCATTTTTGGTAAATGACAGAAAAATTAACGAAGCATGTGAATTATGTAATGTGTTTGAAGGTATATGTTATTGGTGTCTCAATCGCATTGATGAATATGAATTTGACTTGAAAACAATACCAGAAAATATTAAATTAAAATCTGAAATGGTTGATTATTTATCAGAATTTTACGAATATGATACTCATACGACTGTAGAACCTTTTACAGAAAATTTTTGATAATGATTAAGAACATTATTAGGTTGTGGTGTAAAAGTACAATTCACATGTGATGTTGTTAGAGAAATATTCGTATAAATACCTGCATTATAATTTAATATAGTATTTCCGACAACAGTGTCTCCTGATACACTTGATACTGTGGTATAAATATCATAAGAAAATTTAAAATCATATAAATCACCATATTGTATCAAAAGTGGAATTTTAGGTACATACAGGTTCGCAAAATACTGAGAACCTGAAAAATTAATTGGCGGAGACATTGAGCTGCCATTCACAATAAATGAACCCGAAATATCATTTAATTGTATAGTATTAGATAATAATTTACCGTTAACTAATATTGATTCACTACTATTTGCTGTATAATATTTATTTGGATTGGTATAATTATAAACATTTATTTTCGCATTTAACAAATAAAATTGTACTTTTAATGGTTGTGATGAAGTTGTAGTACCAGAAACATATATACCTATGGGCATTCCTATAGTAAAATTATAATTATCGGAATTTATATTTTGAATTACCAATGTGAATACTAAGGTTTCAGGAACCGAGTAAGTAGTGATAAATAAATTTGTATTTTGTACTTGGTTTTCAGTAGATATCAAAGTTGTAGAAATTGAGGTATCACCAATATTAATTTGCCATTTCTCTGGGAGAACATTTAAAAATGCATTCACATCTTGTTTTGTTTGATAATTATACAGTGGTATAGTTGGGTTATACTGTAAAAACATTAATGGTCCTGGTATACCGGATGCACTAGTTGGAGTCGGTTGTAATAAATTTTTATTACATATTTTATTCGTATTTGCACGATAAGACCCTGACACTACAGAAGCATATTTTTGTGATTTAGTTAACTGGGTAGTCTGTGTTGAATTTTTTTTATATTGTAAAATTTCAACTTTTCTACGCATATCCAATTGGGCTTTAGAAAAATTTGGATACGGAGAAATTGGATTGTATCTCGGTCCAGGAGAAAGCATCGAAAAAAATGTCCTGCGTTGTTGCAATAAATCACATATTATATTCTCATTATTATTTGTCATATTATATAATTAATTATATAATATTTACATTTTTCATTCGTTATATACGCATCTCACAGTAAATTCCTCACTTCAAAACATTATTATACATACCACTGTTCGAATTATACCACATATTCGAAAGATAATAATAATCTTTACTATTACTGTAGGATGTTTTTAATGTTGTGTTGGGTCCTCTTGAAACAATGTTATTCATTTGGAAAACATTCATTGCGTAGTTGAAATATCTTAAATCCGATAAATTTCCAGCAAATCCGCCATTTGCGCAGACATAAACAGGATCATAGTTTTGTAATGGTACATCATTGAAAATCTTTCGTTGGGTTATGGTGCCATTTATATAAACATCCATCACTTTGTTCTCTAGACGAATCATTAAATTGAACCACGAATTCAATGGAATTTCAGTAATCTCCATAGTTTCATACATCGACGAATAATCAGTTAGATTCGGCGCCGATGAAACTGTGTTCATCATAATGATTAAATTACCTGCAGAGCTTACTGCATTTGTTGAACTTGTCTGTGCGGGCTTAATATACACACCAGGGGCATTTTCTACTTTCATAACACCATTTGCGTCAAAGGTACCGTTGCCACCTTTTCCAAAAATGTGTTGATATTGTTTCGAATTGATACTATTTATGTTTAACCACACCGACCAAGTAAACTCCATACCTGTTGATTGATTATTAGAGCGTTGTACCATAACGGCGTTACCTTTTTTCGGGTCTTGGGGAATTATCATCGTATTTGTACCATTTATCATCCCATTAACTAAATAGGGTGAGTTTGGGGGCTGAAGAACATAACCTAGAAACATAATTCCTAAATTTAAAACCACTAAGAAAATTATTAAAACCAATATAAGAAATACAAATTTTGCAATGAGACCATTGGTTTGAATAAAATCTCTTGACGCATTGTAGGTGTTATTGGTAAAATTCTTTGTTGAATTACTTATTGAATTTCTTATATTAGATATTTTTGCTGGATTATCGTTAAGATTATTCATTACTCCCTATATATTTATATGATAAATAAATATATATTTTCACTACATTAGTTCCTTTTTCATTAGTTCCCTTTTCGAAGTGTTCGGCTTTGGAGATTTCAATGCAATTACGGAGTGGTGTAACAAGACTCGAAGAGATGCGGAATTGAAACCGAGATTAGTTTTGCTATAAGCTTCGCTTATACGAGACGGCTTTGCCGTCTCGGGAACTAATGCCGATTCTAGTAACTAATCTCGGAAAATCTTCGACTTCGTCTACGATTTTCGCTCCAAAGTGTTCGGCGAATTATTGAAATCTCCAAAACTAAAATACCCAATAATTTCCCTGTACCGAGTTGTTTTGTACGATCTGTAAATTACCGTGATAAGCATTTATGGAAGCCAAAACAGACGAACCATTACCATTCATATAACTATTCCAAACCGTTTGTGGGTCCAAAGGATATGACCATCGTTGTAAATATGTTACAACAGCATCATAACCATTCCCTATGGTTAAAGGTGATGTGGTATCAGGCGCGACCTGAGCAATCTGTAAAGATTTCACCATTTTTCCATCTAAATAGACATCCACAATAGTATTGTCAATATTAATTACAATATATACCCATTTTTGCAATGGGAAATTGTTGGTAATATTAATAACTGCACTTTGTTCGCTACCATTTTTCGTTATTTGGTCTGGATTACTACTTGTGGGTGAAATAATACAATTCAAGGTTCCTGTCATTTTATCTAAATAAACAATCATATCATTGACTCTACTAAATATCACTTTGGTTGCGTTGCTATTCCATGAATTTACATATATCCATACACCGTACGCGTATCTTGTTGAATTTGGATATGTTAATTGCGCTACAGGAACAGGTGTTATGGCTGTAGTAGTATTCAATGATATTTGTCCTGTAGTTAATGTATTAACTCCTGAAAAATATCTATTATATATATACCAAGCAAGTACGAGAATTATCACAATTCCTAAAATAAGAATTAAAATGTTCATATCTATATTTTTATATTATATTATTTATTGGTGGGTTTTTGTTCATTAATAAATTATACAAATTGGTTATTTGAAATTTAGTTTGGTCGTTAGTATAATATGTTACATTACAAATTGCACCATCTAATCCACCATCTTCTCCCACTGTCATTGTGTCTAATGGACTGTATTTTGGTAGTTTTCCATTCATATCGTATGTTCTTTCTAAAATGCCATTAATAAATAAATCTACCGAATTGCTGTGGTAATTGAAAAACATATGATTCCATTTCTGACTTGTTAATTCAATATCGTAACTTGTGTCATTCGATTCCGAATCGGATATCGAATTCAAATCCGCACCGCTACGCGGTGCTGCCTTGAATTCTCCAACTGCTACATCGTTATTCGATGATTCTTGAGAACCTGAAAAGGTAATGCGATAAATGTTTTTATTAGAATTATGCATTCCTTTTTCAAAATAAGATATTTGAGGTTTCATAAATTCTTTTGTTCCGTAACTAAATATGTTGATTAAACTAGAATTTTTTCTCTGATTCGGCTGTTGATTCATATAAATCCACATTGATAATCCATAATTTGTTCTCGCTGTTTTTATTTGATTACCTACAGTGTCGGTTGTAATTAATGGTGACAAATTGTTATTATTTCCAATAGATTGTGAGTTGTTAATAAACACGGAATTTGGTAATATAGACAATTTGTCTTTATTGACAGCACCATCTATCAATGTTGGTATGTAAATAAAAGCTAAGATTAGTAATATTTCTAAAACAAATAAAATAAACACAATGTTTGGTGTGATTCTAAATTGAAATTTCAAAAATTCAAGAAAATCTCCAAATAAACAGGGGATAAAAAATATGAAATTGATGATGAATCCAATGATTCCAGTTTGCCTTCGTAGACGATTAATAAAAATTTTATAAACGAGCGCTAGTGAAACTATGATGATTAAAAATACGATTAAATATAATACAATATCGGCATACATTGTATAAGTTTTACCAAAGCTAGAATTATATTTATAAAAATAAATTGCACATCCGAGAACCACAGTCATCAATATCATTGTAGAAAAAGCAACAATCGTATTAATATTACGATTGTTTGGAAGAATTTTATTTTGGTTCTCCAAAAATATCATACCGAAGAATAAAATTACAATAAATAATATATAGAATGCAGTGCCGTTCATCGTTTCTTGACTAATTGACACATCACTATATGCTAAATTATACAAATAAAAAGGTGTTATCAAAATAAACATAAACAAAATACTGTAAATTGCAAAACAACTCATGAAATTCGGATTTTTTTTACTTTCTTCATAACTAGTTAAAATTTTAGATGCGACCCACGCATATATATTATCATTGTATTCTGGGTCAACCATTTCTATACACTATTTAAAGATTTTCTATTGCCGTTTTCTTACCATGACATTCGCGACACAATGCTACTAAATTATCAATATGATTGCTACCGCCGTTCTCCAAACGGATTGTATGATCTACTTCAAACCAAGCTGACAATTGTTTTTTACAATCACCACAACACCAACTTTGTCTAGCGGCAACAAATTTCTTTTTCGTTTCACTTACGGACCGTTTGGTCGATTTTTTACCAGATTGTTGTAATCTTTTTTGATATTGCGGTTGTACATCAGGCATTCCGCCTTGTACGGTTCTCCCACCATCCATATAAGGATTTGATGCATACGCTGAACCTGCAGAGAAATTTAAAATTGGTGCTACCATACTAGTAACATTTTTATCTACAGGTAAATATCTTAAATATTCGTTGGATGTCAATAAAATATCCTTTGCACGATGTGGGTTTTTTCTCAACAACCAACAGAGAGCCAATCCTATAAACGCTATTCCTATCATTTTGTAATATTTTTTCCATGTATATGCTAATTTCAAATATTTGCCTTCAGTGTAAATATTTGCGATGATTAATCCTGTTATTAATAATATCAGAATTTCAAAACGCATCTCACAAATTCTTATATATTATTCGATATATTAGAATTTTTTGCAATTTTACATACGAAATTATTTATAACAAATATATATCAATAAAACCAATAGCATAATTAATGCGGAAAATATATAATGTTTTTTCATATTTATTCGGTCACTTATAATAACTGGTTTAGCCTTGTAATTCATATAATATTGGTCTATCGATTCATATAATGAAATTTCTTCTTTTCCCAAATGTACATTTATTTTGTTATGAATAAAATGTGTCCAACGAATAAATGATTCACGACTGTCTAAATAAGGTGTCACAGGATATTTATCTAACATTTGACTAAAATAATTTCCAATTTCTGAAACGGGAATAAACAGTGGAAAATTTTGTATTAAATCATAATATTTTCGTTTTGTTACTGCATTTGGAGAACTTGGATAGGAAAAAGCCAATGTATGCAGAAAAAACCAATAATGCGGCCCCCATACGGATGGATTAAATTTTTGATAACTTTCGTCTTCCATTATTTTTTATTATAATGAAACTATATAGAATTTCATTATTATTATATACCAGAATTGTTCGCATTATGGATAAAAAAATGAAAAATCATATAGTTAATAATAATTATTATAGAAATTATGAAGTATGTAATAATTGTGGTAAATCAGGCCATTTATTTCACAAATGTAAATTGCCTATCACTAGTATTGGTATTATTGCTTTTCGTATTTTTCCTACAGGTGATGATAATGAACCATATAAAATACAATATCTTTTGATTCGAAGAAAGGAAACATTGGGATATATCGATTTTATGAGAGGTAAATATTCCGTACATAACAAAGATTACATAATGAACATGTTGAAACAAATGACTCGTGATGAAAAACAACAATTGACTTGTGGGGATTTCGAAAAATTATGGAAAAATGTTTGGGGAGACAGTACCTATAGTAATCAATATCGTACTGAAGAAATAATATCCAAAGAAAAATACAATCAATTATTCAAAGGAACAGAGATAAAGTTAACTAATTTAATTGAAGAAAGTAATAAGTTTGAAACTTGGGAAGAACCTGAATGGGGCTTTCCCAAAGGAAGAAGAAATAATCAAGAAAATGATTATGAATGTGCTGGTCGCGAATTTTGTGAAGAAACCGGATATCCATATGATTATTTAATCCATGTGCAAAATATTGTACCATTTGAAGAAATATTTACAGGTTCGAATTACAAATCTTACAAACACAAATATTTTTTGATGTTTATGAATTACGAAAAAAGTTTGAAATGTGGTGACTTCCAGAAATCTGAAGTTAGCAAGATGGAATGGAAAAATTTAAATGATTGTTTAATGTGTTTTAGACCCTATAATTTAGAAAAAATTCGTATTATTAAAAATATAGATTCATTTTTAGAGAAGATATTGGCGTAATATAATAATACACTATTATATACTTATTATTATATACATGTCGGCGGTAAATAAATCTAAAAAATGTCCCAAATATTACCGACGCGATTCTAATTCGAATAATTGTGAATTTCAAGAAAAAAGTACTTTTAAATTAAATTCTGAAGGGCTTCTTGAAATCCCTGAAGAATTTCGTGCTATGGTCATTTCTGAAAAAGGTGAAGAATATTTTAAAAATAATTATGAAAATATTACTGAGAAAGAGAAAAAAAAAAATCGAATTAAAGGTGTAATTTTTACTTCGGAAAAAAAAACCACCAGAAAACGACGAACAAATCCTGATAAAAATGAATCAATATCAATTTTAATGGAAAATACACCTGCTAATGTAAAAGCAGCAGATGCACCACTACCTTCTGTTAGTGGTCCAAAAACCAATGATATTAATATTCTTATGGATGGTAAAGAACACGAAGTTACTCTACCCGTTTTTATAGGTGAAAAACCGAAAATTACCAAACAATTTCCCAAAAAAATTCGCATTAAAAAATCGGACAAAGTTATTGAAATAAAAGAACCAAATATTATGAATGCATTACGCGATTCAAACGAAACAAATGATGCCTATATAAATCGTTTGGGTATTTTTGACCCAGCCAGTGAAACTAAAAAAAAACCTGAAGATGTTCTCGTTCCCAAGGAAAAACAGTTTAAACAATTGGAACCAGTCGTTCCTGAAACAGATGATACACCTGTCGATTCGATATTAAATTATGATTTTTTATACCCATCCTTAGACGACCCTGAATTCAATGTAAAATTGGCCGAACATAAAGAATTTAATGATATCAAATATGATGGTACAATTTACGATTTTAAAGCACACGCTGAGTCACTTTGTACTGCTGAATTCGAATTATCACCAAATCAAATTTTTGTCAAAAATTTCCTATCAGTGAATACTCCCTACAATAGTTTATTGATGTACGGTGGATTGGGTGTTGGCAAAACATGTAGTGCGATTGGTGTAGCAGAAGAAATGCGTAGTTATATGAAACAAGTTGGTATGCGAAAACAAATATTAGTGATTGCTTCTCCAAACGTTCAGGATAATTTTAAATTACAATTGTTCGATGAGAACAAACTCAAACACGAAAATGGTATTTGGAATATGGAATCTTGTGTTGGTAAAAAACTGTTGGATGAAATCAATCCTACTAACATGAATATACCCAAAGAACGCATTGTGAGTCAAATTAAATCTATTATCAAAAATTATTATTATTTTATGGGTTACACACAATTCGCTAACTACATCAATGATTCGATAGAATTAAAAGGGCTCGGGTATTCACGCGAAGAAAAATTAAAAATGAAAATTAAAAAGATTAAAAATATATTCAGCAATCGTTTGATTATTATTGATGAAGTTCACAATATCCGTATTACACACGAAAATAAAAATCGTAAAACAGCAGAATTATTGATGGAGGTTGCCAAATATGCGGATAATATGCGAATGTTACTCATGTCAGCCACGCCTATGTATAATTCACACGAAGAAATAATTTGGTTAACGAATCTCATGAATTCCAACGATAAACGAGGTACTATCAAAATTTCCGATATTTTTGTTAAAAATGGCGATTTTCGTGAGAAGGATGATACACATCCGGAAACAGGCAAAGAATTGTTAACACGCAAACTTACAGGCTATGTTTCCCATGTTCGTGGTGAGAACCCTTATACTTTTCCATTTCGTATTTATTCCGATGAAAGTTCTTTAAAAAATAATACATACCCTACCACGCAAATGAATGGAAAACCGTTAGATATATCCAAGAAACTTCAACACGCCCCTCTTTTTTTAAATAAAATTGGAGAACATCAACTTTTTGGTTATCAATTTATTATTGAAAACATGCGTTTTAAAAATAATGACGGATTTATTCGCAAAGAAGCATCGGAAATACTGAATGACAATGTCATTGAAATGGATTCATTTGGTTACGCAGTATTACAATATCCACTCGAAGCTTTAAATATTGTGTATCCAAGTGATATTTTATACGAGTCTACAACAAAAATAGAAAACTTTGAAGAAAATAACCTAATAATTGCGAATATGGTAGGTTCTCAAGGGCTTTCTAATATGATGCGTTATAAAGATAAAACTGAAAATGATAAAATGATTCGTCACGGATATGAATATTTATCTGATAAACACGGGCGTATTTTTGCACCAGATATCATAGGTAGTTATAGCGCCAAAATCGCCAAAATATGTGAAATAATTCGTAAATCAGAAGGCATTGTTTTAATTTATTCACAATGGATTGATTCTGGTCTAGTACCAATTGCTCTTGCACTTGAAGAAATGGGATTTACACGATTTGGTAGCGAAAGTTTTACACGACCTCTTTTGAAAACATCAGTGGCTGAACCTATTGATTCAATTACCATGAAAACCAAAACCGAATTCAATGCATTGAAACCTCCAAACTCTTCCGGTGCATTGGAATATCCAAACGCCCCCCAATCAAAAAATACGATATTTCATCAAGCCAAATATGTTATGATAACTGGAGACCCATTGTTCTCACCCAACAATGACAACGACCTTAAATATTTAAATAATTCGAAAAATAAAGACGGACAATTTGTTAAAGTAGTTTTGATTTCCAAAGCTGCTGCTGAAGGCGTTGATTTTAAAAATATTCGTCAAATTCATGTTATGGAACCTTGGTTTAATATGAATCGTATAGAACAGATTATTGGTCGCGGTGTACGAAATTTCAGTCATTGTCAACTACCTTTTGAAAAGCGTAATGTAGAAATTTATCTACACGCTACATTATTGGATAACAGTGAAGAATCGTCTGACCTTTATGTTTATCGTCTTGCAGAACAAAAATCAGCAAAAATTGGACGAATTACACGATTACTTAAAGAAACTTCTGTCGATTGTATTTTGAATATTGCGCAAACAAATTTCACCTCAGAAAAATTAACAGAGCTTGGTAAAGACCAAAATGTTAAAATTACTATTGCTAGTGGTAAAACGATAGATTATAAAGTTGGTGATAAACCATTCACGCCCATTTGTGATTATATGGATAATTGCAACTACACATGTTCTCCTACAGCCATTATAGGAGAAGCAGATGTTATTCAGACAACATATAATGATGATTTTTTACAAAACAATCAGGACCGAATTTTAAAAAGAATTCGTGACCTGTTTATAGATATACCAGGTCACGCTTCGCGTAGCCATTACATGGACGCTTCACAAAAACAAGAAAGCAAAGTATTTTTCCAGGAAGATGAACTAATTCGTTCTATCAATATTGTTAAAGAATATCCAATTGAACAAATATATTCAGCATTGACATATTTAATCGAGAACAAACACGAATATTTGGTTGATAAATATGGTCGTTTGGGTAATTTGGTTAACCGAGACAAATATTATCTGTTTCAACCTATTGAAATTACGGATGAACGCGCATCCATTTATGAGCGTAGTCGTCCTGTGGATGTGAAACATCCATCCATTTTGGTTGAGTTCTCCGAATCTGAACCTTTACAAATAACCGGTGAAACAGTAAAACCCACTGAAAATATTCGGTTATATCAAACGGTTATGTCCGAATGCGAACAAAAATTTATGTTAGTTTTTTCACAATCAGAACAGCCTGAAAATGTTATTACAACAGGTGAAAAAAACTGGTATAAAAATATGAGTGTGGTTTTACAACATTTAATGGAACAACATAACATTGATGAAAATGATTTGCAAAAATATGCGGTAGAACATATGGTTGATGAACTTCCTTATTCTGATAAATTATTATTAATCAACGAAATTTATTCTGATTGGAAACCTGTAACAGTTGTTGAAACCCTTATTAAAGAATATTTTGATGACATTATGGTTGTCAGCGACAATGGTATCATTGGTATAGTCTTATCTGATGACAATAAAACCACACAATTTTTTGTTCAATCAAATAAAAATGCAAAATTATGGGAAAAAACGGAATTTACAAATGCTAATGTTCTCATTCGGTCCAAATCATATAGTAGTAAATTTATTTTCAATAAAGAAAAACTAAATACTATTATTGGATTTATGTCTTGGGTTGAGAACCAACACGAATATGTTTTCAAAATTCGTGATTTGAACGATTCTGTTAATAAAAAAGGGGCTCGGGTAGGTCAAGCATTGATGAAAGATATCATTGTGAAAATAAACACTATTTTAGGTTCTCCCTTTTATACTAATGAAAATGTCAAAACTTTTTTCGGAGAAGGAAAAAATAGATTGGTAGTTATTATTGAAATATTACTACGCGAATTCCAAGACAAAAATAAAAACCAAAAAATTTGGTTCTTGAACAACGAACAAATATTGATTAATGGTATTTTAAATTTTACCCGAAAAAAAATATAATAGCATAAATATATATGTGCTTTTCTGAAAACATTTCATTACTAATTGGTATTACAGGAATTTTGTCTAGTTTATATTTCTACAAAAAAAATATATATGCTTCGTTAGGAATAGGATATTTTGCTCTTATGGAAATACTACAATTTTTTCAATATAGAGTAATTAATCAATGTGATAACGATTATAATAAGTTTTTGACAAACATTGGATATATTCACATATGTTTTCAACCCCTTTTTGTCAATATATGGTTATTCGCATTTACTAATAAACCCAATTTCACATTTTTATACATGTCGTTTTTTGCCGGTTTATTATTAGCTAGTCGGTTATTTTTTGTGAAAGATGAAGAACTTTGTGATAATAAAAATGAACCATTATGTGGTAAAAAGACATGTTCGTTTTCAGGAAACAAACATATTGCTTGGAATATAAGATTACGTGCTCCCGGAAAACATTGGTTTACACCAAGCATCGGATTACATTTTTTTATGTGGGTTATACCCGCATTAACTATTTTTCAAATAAAACCTATTTTGGCATTGTTATTAACAGGACCATATTTAGGATTTTTACTAACAAATAATATACACGAACAACCTGCTATATGGTGTTATACTGCAATCGGACAAATGTTATTAACATATTATTTGATAAAATAAGAAAAGGTGTAAAAGTGTAAAATTGATATAATATTATTATTTAAAAATAAAGGTATAATATAATATTAGTTAAACAATGGCAGCTTTTAAATCCAAAGACAAAGTATATGGTGTATATATTGACTCACTTTTAACAAAAAAGGTGATTTTATCTATTACTGAAATTGGTAAGAATATTAAAGAAAACTTACAGCGTAAATTATCTGATTCCATGGAAGGTAAATGTATTGAAGAGGGATTTATTCGACCAGGTTCTATTCGCGTCGAAACTTATTCTTGTGGATTAGTTAATACAGAAAATATTGAATTTCAAACCGTGTTTACCTGCAAAGTATGTCATCCTGTTGAGGGTATGTTAATTGAATGTACCAGCAAAACAATCACCAAAGCAGGAATACACGCTCAAGTATTAGACCGTGATATTGTACCTGTAACTGTATTTGTTGCTAGAGACCATCATAACATGGATAGATATTTTCAATCTATTAAAGAAGATTCGAAAATTATTGTAAAAGTAATCGGTATTCGTTACGAGTTAAACGACCCATATATTTGTGTTTTAGCAAAACTTTTAAAGGATGATGTTGTTATGATGAATGCACCCTCTAAAATAAAAATTAAAAAACGGCCTATTAATATCGGTGGTGATGTTAATGAAAAAGAAAAAGAAAAAGAAAAAGAAAAAGATAAAGAAGAAGAAGAAGAAGAAGATGAATAAAATAGTTGTTGATAAATTTATATAAAAATTATTATTTATGTAAATGAATGACTGAATCAAGTACTGAAACGAATATTTTTGAAACATCAAAATTAGAAAACATGAAAACCAGGATTGAAGCTATGACAAAAAATCATCAAATCGAAATTTTGAAAATTCTTAAACATAATCCGGCAGCAAAAACCAATGAGAACAAAAGTGGTATTTTCGTCAATCTGTCTTTGCTCCCTACAAACACACTAGAAGAATTATATTTTTATTTAAATTATGTACACGACCAAGAAAACTCTCTACAACAACTGGAATCTCAAAAGAAGGAATTCAAAGATGCCTATTTTATGGAATCTCAAGAATAATCCCTATTTTTTTTATTTATATTCTTCATTACTAATTGGTTTTTTGATTTTTTTAACAACCAATTTCACCTTTGGTTTTGGTTCATCATCTGGAGTTACGAATTCATTCTGAACTTCTATTATTGGTTCATTATTTTCTTGAACCATATTATCAGGTTCTTCTATTTGGTCTTGTATTTTTACAATACCCGTAATAAATTGTTGTGCTTGTTTTTTATAACAGTAATTAATACAATAGTAGTCCTAGTAAAAAAGTAGTTTGGAAAAGTATTCTGAAATTTTTCATTTTGGACATTTTATAAATGTCCATTTTGGATTTTCTTGGCGGACTTTTTCTTTTACTTTTTTTGAAAAGTGCATTGAGAGCATAATGCAGTAAAATGGAAAATAATATATTTTGTATGACTGCATAACTTTTTTATATATATTTTTTGTAAAATTATTTAGAACTTTTTATGCTATCATATTATAGATAGCAAATGGATATAAACAAAGTTCCAAAAGTTCCAAAAGTTCCAAAAAATTTTAGTTGTATTTGTTGTGACTATATTAGCAGCAGAAAAAGTCAATATGAAAGACATTTATTAACAACAAAACATATAAAAATGGTAAATGATATCAACGATGATAGCAATGATAGCAATATGGTTCTAGAAGGTTCAAAAAAATATGGTTGTGATTGCGGTAAAGTATATACTAATCGAAATAATTTGTGTCGTCATAAGAAAGCATGTAAAAATAAAAAATCTGTAAATAATGATTTAGTTACAGCAATAAACAATTCGGAGAACGCATCAAAAATCACTGTAGATAGTTCTTTTATTATGGAAATGTGTAAAGAAAATAAAGAAATCAAAAATTTATTGATAGAACAAATGAAAGAAAATAAGGATTTGATGAATAAAATGGTAGAGATAACACAGAATAGTTTAACGGTTCCTACTACCATTAATAATAATAATAATAATACAACTAACAATCAATTCAATATTCAATTGTTTCTGAATGAAACCTGTAAAAATGCTGTAAATTTTAATGATTTTATTGATAATATTCAGGTTACAGATGACGATTTAGAGAACAATGCCAAAATGGGTTTTGTAGAAGGTGTTACCAAGATAATTATGGATAATTTGAGACAACTCGACCTCACAAATCGACCGATTCATTGTACCGATGTCAAGCGTGAAACTATTTATGTGAAAGAGGAGAACCAATGGGACAAAGAAAATAGTAATAAGGTGATACAAAGGGGGATACAAGACATTACATGTAAAAATATGCAGCAGTTGGTGGATTGGC